CTACTAGATTCTCTGCAATCTGCAACCTTTTAGCGTCAGGTAAAGTCTCTAAAGTTTTTCCTAAATTTTGGATTAATTTTGTTGCACTTAAAACCTGTCCTGATGCATCAGTGACTTCAACACCAAGGTTTTGCATTGTCTCAAGTTTGTCGAGACTTTGAATACGAGTAAAAATTGTTTTAAAGGAGTTACCGATAACTGCTCCTCCTCGGGCGGTTCTTTCTTGCACGGCTGTAATAACACCAACCAGCTCATCGAAAGAAACACCAGCCTGAATAGCAACAGAACCAGATCGCTTAATACCTTCGATCAAATCCCTTTCTGAAACAGCAGCCGAAACAGCGGCAGCAGATAATTTATTAAGAACTTCTGCACTAGTAATCCCAGTAGAATTGAAAGAGTTAATAGCTGATGTCAAACCAGCAACCGCTTCGGCAGCTCCCAACCCAGACAAACGACTTAAAACCAAAGAGTCATTTAATCTTTTCGTAACTTCTTCCGCTTTTAAACCTTGTCGGCTTAGTTCTAAAGCGGCGTTCGCGACTGTTTCAAATGATTGCTCTGTATTTCGAGCTACATCAAAAATAGTCCCCTTAAAGTTATTTAATTCTTTGTTAGTGGTTCCAAGAATAGAATTAATACTAGCAAGAGATTTTTCTACTTCGATAGTTGTTCTTACTAAATCCGCGAAACCTCTTTGGACTGCCGAAAGCACACCTACTGAAGCTCCGAATGCTAAGACACGGGCATTAGCTGCCTCCATAGATTTAGTAAACTCGTCTGCCTTGCCAGTAATCCTTCCCAAAGGTTGAGAAAGTCCCTCGATGCTTTTAGCACCTGGACCCATATTTATTCTAAGGCTTTTTCCCGCTTTTTTAGCAGCAGCCTCAATACTTGCTTCTAATCCTGTTTGTGTGACTGGTATCTGAACTGGCATATCCTTAAACCTTTACTGTAATTACACAAAGATTTACACATCATGCCCTGCTAATCGCATCATTTGTTTCATATCTAACTTGCCGCCAGCCTTTTTAACCTCTTCAGATAGAGAGACGTTTCCTTTCTGTGCTTTTAGATTTTTTATATCTTCTGCTGTTGCTCCAAAAACAGCGGAAGCATCTGCATCCTCTTTTATCCCTCCATTATTTTTGCCATCATTCCTTTGGGATTCTGAATAAGATATTAGTTTTTCAGGATCATCCTTAATATGATCTGGGATATCTTCAGTGTATTGAAATATGTTAAAAAACATTCTGCCAAAAAGAACTACTCTTAACTGATATATTGTTAATTCAGTAATTGGCTTCCCATAAAAACCATTAACATCTTCACACAAAGAAAGATACATGTTAAAAAAAGGTCTTAAAACCGCTTTTTGTATTATAGAATCAGTTAATCTCTTTTGAACGTCTTTGTGAATTTCGCTCAATTTTAGAATTTGCCAAGATTCTAACTCCCCAAACTCTTTTTCAGAATATAAGTGATTTGTTAATTCTTTATTTTTAAACAATAAAAATCTTAAAATTTCATCACCACTCCTGATTTCAGCGTAACTCTCTGCTGTTTGCCCTACAATTTCTTTTCTTTTCTCTTGTAGTTCAATTAACTCCCTAGACTTTTCTTCTACTTGAGTTAAAAAGTTTTCTTTTTGAGATTGTAGAAATACAGCTCTAGCTGTTTGTTTGAGGTTTTTTATCTCAAATTTTAAATTTTCTATACCCAATTCATCAGAATCATCCCAAATGCCTTCGTTTTTAACATATTCTAATTGATCCTCCTCTGATGGTAATCCTTTAGATAGGGCAAATTCCCTATATTTTTCGTAATAGTTATGAAGATATCTTTGGTCCCTTATGCTTACATGCTTTATGTATACAGTTTTCTCTTCAAATGAGGCTTTGGTATAACCATCAAAAGCTTCACCTATAAGAGAGATGTAGAACTCTTCTTTCAAACTTCACCTTTTTCAAGATCCTCTATGAGTTTATTAAATTCTTTAGGAGTAGAAGCTTGGTTGAAAAACCAAAAGGCTAGAATGGTTGTTACCTTTTTGACAATAGCTGCATAAAGATCTGTTGATGAATCTTCTTTATTGTAGTAGTCTTCGATTTTTTCTTCGAATTCCTCTCCTTTAAAATAAGGAATAGGCTTCTCGTCCTCTTCTCTTTGAATATGAGTCAACATAAGAGTATACCACAATAAAAGCCTATTTTGAGCTTTTGTATCAGCAGTGTGGTCAAAAAGTGATTGCATAGCTGATTCAGCATCTACAATTTGCCTTTTAGTTTTAGCAAGATCTTCTTTAAGAGATTCAAGTTTTTCTTTTTGTTTTTCGGTTTTTTTCTCAACACTTTCTAACCGCACATATTCATTTTGAATATCAAAAATTTCTTTATAAAGTTTTCCGTAATCTTTTGCATCGTCCTCACTCCAGACACCTCCTGTATCGCTATACTTTTTGTATAGCATAGCTTTTGTAAGAATGCCTTTTTTGACGCAACGGCTCATTTCCACAGAATATTCTAATTCTGCTTCTTCTAAATCCCTTCTAGAAGGTCTTTTTAACTTGATTTGAACAGGAGATTTTTCTTTTACTTTCTTAGTAATAGTCGTTTCTTCGCCAGTTTTTTTATTCTTGCGAGTAGTTTTCTTTTCGACCTCTCTCTCTTCATCAAGAGAAAATGAGTATAATTCTTTAAATTCCATAACCTTTTTCCTTATTTAAATATAAAACTTACTGTATAATTATCTAGTTCAGAATACAAATTTCTAATAGATTCATTACCTTGATCTAGAATTCTTTTTCTAATCCAATTGACTTTTTTAGAGGTAAAATGATTAGCTGTATTTATAACATCATGATGTTCCTTTGGGATATTCTCATAAAGTTTTTCATAGTGAAAATCATGATCAGCCTTCATGTCCTCTAATAAAGAAAGCATTTCTTTAAAAAGACGAGAAATTTCCCATTCTGCCCTTTTGTTTAAACTTTTTTTCGCGTCCATGCCTTAATCCTATCTTATTATAGCAATAAAAGTGTAAAAATCAACATGGCAGGTTTTTTATCAGACGATCAAATATCAAAAGTTAGAAATTTAGCAGATACTTTGCACAACACTTTTGCAAGGACCATTACTGTTTATAAAAATGCTAAAAAAACCTTAATAGCTTCTAACTCTTCATGGAACTCATTATATAGAAGAACTAATACTGGCTCAAATAGCTCTGTAGAATATACAGAAGTCTCTCAAAGTTTTACTGCCAGAATATATTACAAAGATATGGATAGCTCTTATTTAACTGACGATGGGCCATCCCAACAAGCTGGTAGTCAAAACAAAGTTGTTGTACCTGCTGGAACTGTAGAAATTACAGTTAAAGAAGACGCTTACAACTATTTAAGCGAAGCTCGTAGGGTAGAATTTGATGGTCAAAAATTCATAATTGAAAGCGATGGGCAACCACGGGGTTTCACATCAAATCAATTCTATACTTTCACACTTAGTCCCACAGATTAATGGCTGCTCTCCCCTTGGATGTAAAAAATGCCCTTAAAAGGCAGGTTCCTCAAGCTGTCAAAAAAGACTTCGAAAGGGAAATTAGAGATAAATTTAAAAAAATAAAACAGGAAATGATTAAAGAGTTTTTGAGCGATCCTGTTACTATGGAAATAATGGCTGGCCCCAGCTCTACAAACATAAGTGGGACATTAGGGGGGATCAGTAATTTGTTTGCTTTTATAGGGTTCGATCAAGGAGACGAGCCAATAGCACCAATACTAAATTCTTTAGAAAGTGTAGATCTTATTTATAACAAAGAGATAAAAAAAACAACACAAATAGGTGTCAGTTTCAATGTATTTTTGCCTACGGCAGAAGAAATTTTTGCTATAACTCCTTTGCCTTGGGCTACAGGTAGAAGCTGGGCGCAAGGAATAGAGAGAGGATTATCAGGATTAGGGTATTTATTAAGGAAAGAAGGGGGTAGATCAGGAGCAGCGGTCCAATCGCGTGTAAACAAAGTAAGGGGAGGTAGGTTCCAAAACAGACCATATATCTCTAGGTTTATAAAAAAATACAAAAAAAGATTTGAAGAGTTAAAATGATCGAGCAATTCCAACACAAATTAACCACATCTTTCTTTTTGTGGTTTGATAATTTTCTTCTTAAACACGGAGAAGCTTACACCAATACTACTGGTCAATTTTTTTATTACGACGATTCTAGATTGGATTCTGACTACAAAGCTTACGGAAGCCCCTATAAACAATGGGTTACAGACTCATCCATAACAGGCGCTACTATCCCTTCTGGAGTTTTTATTGATGGATCATTCTCTGGAAGAAGTGATGGAGTTGTCCTAGATTTTGATAATGGAAGAGCTTTAATCAATAATTCTGTGACAGACTCCAATATAACAGGAGAATTTGCGGTAAAAGATTTTAGTGTTTATTTAACAAATGACACAGAGGACGATCTAATAGTGGAAAACAAATATTCCATAAACTCTAGGCTACCTTCAGGCCCACTTACTTACATAGAGCCATATGATGATGTTGTTCCAGCTATATTTCTATCTACCTCTCAATCAGAGAATGAGCCTTATGCGTTCGGTGGTATGCAAGAAACAAAAGTCCAAGCTAAAGCTGTAGTCATAGCCGAAGACACTTACCAGTTAGATGGAGTTTTATCTATTTTTATGGATTCTATAGATGAAACAATAACTCCAATTCCTATGGCAGATTATCCCATAACAGAACTGGGCGATCTAAAAGGAAACACTTACAGCTATACAGGAACAACGAATGACCATACAGGACAAATTAATTTTTACATTAATAAAGTAAGAACATCTAAACTAAGCGATAGGACAAGAAGAGAATTAGCTAATGAGCTTTATATCGGATTTATTGATTTTGATATAGATCAGCACAGATTTAGATTCCAATAATTTCACATTTTAATAATAAAACTGTAAACAAAAGAAAGAATCTTTAATTATGGCCAGAAACAGAGTAATTTATCAATCAGAAGCACTATTCATCAATAAAGACGCAAGCCTTAGTGATGGATACAAACAATTAGAGCGTGTGCAAAGCGCTAACTATAGTTTTTCAATCAATCGCCAAGATATCAACCAGTATGGTCAGCTTGGTAAACTCGATAGTATTCAACTAGACGCTCCAACTGTGAATGCAGATTGCAGCTACTATGTAACTGATGGGTTTACTGAAAGAGCATTAGGTTTTTTCGTAGCCACTGGCACTCAATCAGCTACTGCTGGAGGATTTGTTTCTGGTCACCTTGCTGATGGATCTGGAAGAAACTTAATCATTCTTACTACCCCAGAGGGAACGGATGCAGATCTCCCCCCAAGAGCCACAGGAACTTCAGATTCTGCCATTGGAATCGGTAACTGCTATCTGTCTGATTATTCTGTAGAAATGGCTGTTGGATCTATTCCTACAGCTTCTGTCTCTTTTGATGCATTGAATATAAATTCTGATGCAGCAGGAGCCGCCGCAGGTTTTGATAGCCCTGCAATTGACCCAGTAAATGGAACAGCATTAAGTAACAAAGTTGAGCTTCCACAGGCTAGCACTGGTCAAGGAAATGTCGCAGCACTTCGCCCAGGAAACATTACTGTAAATATCTCGTCTTTTGATGGCACACCATTAGCCAATATCGGAACAGATGCAGCAGGAGCGCATATTCAAAGCGCCTCTCTTAGTCTCCCAATGAGCCGAAGCACTCTTGAGCGTCTTGGAAGTCGTTCTGCTTATGCTCGTAGCGTTGATTTCCCAGTTGTTGCGACTCTCTCTGTTAGCGCAATCCTTAATGATGTTGAGGACAGTAACCTAGCAGACATTGTTAACGATGAAGTTGAAAAGGATGTTACACTTGCTCTAAGAAAAGATGATGGATCGACAGGTATTCTTTATACCTTAAAAGGAGTTTCTTTTGATGGCGAGTCAATCTCTTCGTCAATCGGATCTAATAAGAGCGTCGATCTAACCTTCAGCACTTCTGTTGGCGGTCCTAATGACACTAGTCATGGAGTATTCATGAGTGGATCATCAATTACAGCGGTTTAATGATCGATGAAGTTTGAACCTAAGAAAAAACTAGACTCTCCCGAGCCTAAACCTAAAAGCTACGCTAATATTAAGAGCGATTTTAAAAGTATTATCCAACTTAAAATTGCACTTAGGGGTCTGGCCGAGAAAGAGTTAAAAGCTTTCGCAGAAAAATATAATGTCGCTTACAGCGATAAAAGTGAAATTGCTGATAAAGCAAAAGCCAAATACTTGAAATGAGTGATTCAAAAAAGAAAACTAGCGCCAAGCCTAAATCTGTTGCTAAAAAAGAAACAGCCGAAGCACCTAAAAAACAAGCTCCTAAAGCGATTAAGAAACCTTACAGGGAAGCTTTAGCTGACTTAAAGGCAGATTATCTTGCTGCTGTAGCCGCTGACACCAAAAAGGCAGATTCTCTTCGCGCTAAATACAAAGAGGATAAGAAAGCTCTCAAGGCTTCTTATTAAATATAAGTCACGCCAACTCCACTGGCATCAATACCACCCAGTTGTCTGGGTTGAGCTTGGTATATATTATACTGTG